TCGGCGGCTCTTTCTAATGTCATGCCTCTGTTTCTTAATGCTCTAAATGTTGCGACACGAACACCATTTTCAACCGCTGTATTATAATCATCTAGAAAAGATAAGATAGATTTTCCCTTAGATAGAAATGCATTTTTTACTAAACCTAACTTTCCTAAACGACTATTCTCACCTACATTTCCTAAAACTTCTCTTAAATTTCTAACCTGTGTTTCTAAATCACCCATCTGGTTTGTTGCGTTCTGACCACCATATTCTCTAAATAATAAATACTCTTTCGCCCACTCTGTATCTACTTCTCCAGTTCTAAGATTATCTCTTATACCTCTCAATGCTTTAAATGTATTGTATGCAACTTCTTTAGTGATACCTTTTTCTCCATACTGTTGAATATTAACACCAGCAGTCTCTAAATCCTTTGCAAAGTTAGGTATAACAAAAGATGGATTCCATGATGTATTTACATTAGAAAGAAATCTATTGATTTGAGACATCGCTCTTACAACGGTACCCATGTTGTCAGGTGAATAATGAATTTTCATAGCTCTGGCTATTCTTGGATCATTTAAATATATCGCAACATCTTTTCCATTTTCTCGTACATTAATAACATGCAAAGCTATTTCTTTTGCTCCACTAGATTTTCTTAATTCTGTTAATTCTTTTTCATCTAGCACTCGTGCTATGTCTTTCATATTTTCTCTTAATTGAGAATTTTCTGTGCCTTGCTCTTCTATAGTTGTATCGATACCTCTGGTTAAATTTAAGAGTGATCTCCCTACCTTATTTCTCTCAGCTAATTCTATAGTTTTTTGATTTTGTGACATTAATGAAGGAATAATATATTCTGCATAACCCGAAGGTCTGCCTTCTTTGATAGATGGATCAGGTCTGCCTTTAGCTCCAAAATAAGTACCTTTAGTTCTAGGAACTATCTCCTCTGCTAAATCATCATTTATTTCTTGTTCTTGAGTTATATCTCCTCGTAACGGCACATAATTACTAAATCTATTCATGGCTTCCATTTCATTAGATGGTATCAACCCTGAATTAATTCTTTGATTAGTTGTATCTTGAGTTATTTCTCTTGCTTTTACAGCTATTTGTGAAAATACTTCATTGTTTTCAAGATTTTCAAACCAATCCAAATATGTCTGAGCCTCGGAGTCTGCCATAGATGACCCAAGACCTCTTCCCATTTGTTCACTTACAAACTCATTTCTCTCTTTTGCATGTCTTGCATATAAATATAAATCTGCTAAAGCTAACCTTATATCAGGATATTTTTCTTTATATATTCTAAATGCTATCGTTCCTTTTGTTGCCTCCAAAGTATCAAGCTCAGACTGGTTAACATTTATCTTTTCTATTAACTCTCCCATAGGTGTGTAAAAATTTTCATAAGCTTTAATACTTAAATCTTTTACTCTTCCATGAAATAACTTTTCTTTCATATACGGATCTAATGCATCAGCAATATTTAAACCTTGATTTCTAAGTTGATCTAACATTTTACCTACAGGTTGAAATGCGTCTTGAAATCTTGTTACAATTCTTTCTGCAATAACGGTAGCTTTGTCTTCTGGAAAGAATATTTTTAAAGGTTTGCTTAAGAAAGGTGCAAGTGTATTATATCTTATATTTTGTTGTTTTGCTTCAATCTGTTGATCTGTTTTTTCTGCACTCTCTGGTATAACTTCTTGGACAGGTATGGCACTAAAATCTCTCAATTCGTTAAAAAATGTTTTTACATAATAAAAATTAGCACCCACAGGTATATTTGGATTTTCAAATGATCCAACTGGTGGTAATCCACTCGTGTCTTCAGGATCAGGTCTCATTCGTGATCCTTTAAATAATACTAATTTTAATGGCTGTACATCTTTACCAGTTTTTCTATTGTTTAAAGCAGAACCTTTTTTTAATTTTAAAGTTATATTTCCATTATTAAAATTTTCATCTACAGTAAAATCTTTGTTTTCTTCGATAGTATGTTTACCAGCTGGATTTCTAACTATATATTCTTTTGCTTTTTTAATAATAGCAGATAACGCATCTTCAGGTCTTTTATAATTCGTTAATCTTAATAAATCATTTAAATGAGAAACAAATTCTCTTTGAACCCCTGGTCTACGACCTTCCATGTGCAATAAACCAAAGCTACCCAACCCATCACCATACGTCATATTATCATTTAAATCTCTTGTGCTTGTAAAATGTCTGCCTTTAGGAAATAAAACATTTAATAACCTACCTTTGAAAGGTATTACTCCAAAAGTTCTGCCTCCTTGAGGACTTGCTACTAAATCAAATATCTCTTGTGTTGGTAAAGAAGAATACTCTTTATTTATTCTTTCGGTTGTGATGTTTGTTTCAAGTCTTTCTGCGAAGTTGAGTAGTTCTTGTCGAAAAGTGTCTGGATCAATCTTGCGGTTTTCAAGCCTAAGGACTGACCTTTCTTCTCTTGGATCAACTCTACCTGTTTCAGCAGTGTCTCTAGCTCTAAGTCTTTGTCCATATCCACCTCTTTCTAATATTTCACGATATATTCCATCTGACATAAGTGTAGCAAAGTCTGGAACACTCGCTACATCTTGATTAGTTAATGCACCTGATATTAAAAGTTCACTTGCACTTTTTGGCGAGTATTTTGCCATATCGCCTAATGCTTTTGTTATAGACCAAACAGTTTCTTGTATCTCTGCTGGTGTCCATAACTCACCAGTTATTTGTGTTGCTACCTCTGCCGCTTCTCTAGTTTTCGCAGATAGGGCTATGTAAGATACTTTCTTCTGAGCTATTTTCCCAATTACATCTTGCCCCGTACCCAGAGCTATTTCTTGTTTAGTAGGATCTCTCTTTAATCGGTCTTTTAATAATTTTGGATCTATGTCTACAGCTGCGTAGTTTACCATCCAAGTGTCATTTGTTATTTCTTCTACATTACCAATTAAGTTCATCATAAATGAGTTTACTTTTGGACCTGATAACAAAATGCCCATCTCCTGCCCATCAGGCGTAGATAGAGATCTTAATAAGTTGTTTTGATATAAATCAAACTCATTACCAATAGCTATTCTGCTTACTTCTTCTATTCTCTGCAAATCTGTTGGTCTACCGTTATTATTCCAAGCTATCCAAACTTTGAGTGCATTAGATAAATTTCTTTCTACAGGAGTTTGCGGTGATGTAGCAGCTAATAAAGCTGCAAATCTTCTACCATCATGCACACCAAATAAATCAACTATGCCCTGTGCTGATTTTTTGTACCAACCTTTCTTTTCTATACCTGCAACAGCTACATTAGCCATTTCAAAAGATGAAGGTAAATTCTGTGTAAATAGTTTAAAAAGTTCATCTGATCTTTTTTTACCAAACCTGTCAGTAGAAAAAACATAATTTTGTTCTGCAGGTAATAAATATTTACCTATATCCTTAGCGCCTCCTGGTAAGGGAAGAGCACTAAAATTTTTTTCTTTTGCAGGCTTTACAGATAGAGGTTGAAATATTGCTGCGGTTAAACCTAAGTCTGAATTATTTGCAAAGTAACCTATAAACCCTTCTTCTTTTATATACTTTTCTAATAAAGTTGTTGCATATAAATCTTGATCGGGGTCTCCTACAGAATTTAAAATTGCTTTAGCTCTTAGTTTCAAATCATCTATATCAATATTATACAAGTTTTCTAAAGGCACTTTTGTTTCATAAATATTATCACCTACACTTATTCCCACACCCTCTTCTTTTTTGTATCCGTAATCTTTATCTACATCTAATCCGTAGTAACTTCTTTCTGGATAATCTTTTGGAAAATATCTTCTACGAATTGATTCCTGACCTCTTATATTATTGTTAGTGCCCTGCTTATCAGGTCTAATTTCTTCCAAACCACTGATTGGACTATAATGTGTCAGAGTGACTAATCCATTTTCATCTGTTTCTGGTTCAATTATTAATCCTCTGTTTTCGGTGCTGGTTCTCCCCGTAGATCTTTTTTGAGATTCTTTAAAATCTCGAAGCTTGGATTTGATTTCACCTCTATTCCTTGCTTCTTCAAATTTTTTATCAAGCTGTTGAACGTATCTTCTACGGTCATCGTGGGCGTTACTATCGTAAGCACTGGTTTCTTTGAGTTTTTTGATTCCATCTTGAGTCCTCGTTTCTTCAAAAGTTCCTAAATTAAATATAGCTTTTTGTTTACCTGCATCTGCTAAATACAATGCATCATTTGTATCATCTACCACCATAGATGAGTCTAAATTAAATTCATTTGTTTCTTTATCAAACCAACCACCTGCAAACATTTTAACATTACCTAATCTTGACATTAAAGTAACAGTTTCTGCAAATTCATACACCTGATCTACAGTCAAATTATTTGGATCTACTTTTATCTCCGCTTTTTTTACAGGTGCAACGGCAATGCCAGACTGAACCGCAGGAAATTCTAAAGAGTCAACATCTATTGTAAATCCATCTGGGTTGTTTTTTATAAATTCTAATAATCTACCTGCATCATCCTCTGTTTTGAGAGCACTATAATCATAAACTTGTGGTGAATATAATTCACCTTCTTTCATTTTATCGTTAGATGGATATACATTTATCTGCCCTAATGATCTTGATCGCAATCCAGAAGGCTCTAATTGATAACCTTCATCCTTTACAACTTTTCTTACCTCTTTGGCAGATAAGTTACCTCTTGCATATTGTGATAACGCATCTTGTACATTTTTATTATAAGGAGTTTGTACATCAGCATCATATTCTGTGAGTGTAGTTTTTAATTTTCTTGGAATAGCATCCTCTTGATTTTTACTCATAAAATATGACAGTAATTGATTATTACCATAAAAAGCACCCTCTTCATTTGTTCTTGGGGTGTCAACTACTATTATTTCTCTTTCTTCTATACCTCCAACAAAGGCAACTTCTTCTAACCCTACTTGATGATACGAGTATATTTTTTCTGGTTGTGGTGTTTGTGTTTGTATTTCTACATAATTTTCTATTCTCATCAAATTTATTTTTCCGTTAGGAAAAGCTTTTTGTAAATTTTGTTGTAAAACTTTATAATACTCATCATATTGTGGATCTAATATTGCTAAATTTAAAGCCTGTCTATTATTATCTTGTATATATAGTTCTAGATTAGAGCCTATTGTAGAAAACTCTGTTAAAGCACCTTCTTTACCCATATTTTCAAACAATCCCTCTTTTTGAAAATCTGTTCTAGTTTCTTTATTTTGTGTTTTTATATCTTGAGGATTTTGTACAAAGTCAGTAGGCGCTAATATCAAAGCACTTTTTTGAATACCTTCTGTTTTTGCACCAGTTCTTTGTCTGGCACCAATTTGCTTTTCCGTATCTGTGGATAATATATTATCAAATATTTGTTCTGCTTTTGTAAATCCTTCTTTAGCATGAGCATTAAATATTGCTTTTATGGCATTGATAATCTTATCAAATATTGTTTTAGGTCGTGCAACTAATTTAACTTTACCACTAGCATAGTCTCTGAATAATTCAGCTACTGCTTCTTCTGCTTGTTTATCAGGTTTTAAATCTGGTCTCATTTGTGAAGACCGATCAAGATAACTATATTTTCTTACTATTGGTTTGCCATCTGCTATAAATACATAATTTCTTTTCGTGGCAGCTTCCACCAATGTATTAAATTCTTTTGGTGTAATTATTTGTAAGTTTCTTACAACATGAATTATCTCATGGCTCATAACACTTCTTAAATTACTTAATAACTGTTTATCAGACATTTGAGGATCATAAAGTGCCATAGATAGAGCTATAACTTTTTGACCATTTTCTGTGCCAAAAAATCCCTCCACAACCTCACCAGGTTTCTCATCTGCCACATCTTTTACTTTTACCTTTACATCACTTAAACCTAAGCTATTAAGCTCCTTTTGTAAGGTTTCTTCCATTCTAGTTTTCTTGGCAAAATACTCAGGTGTGGGATTAAAACTATCCATTGTAGATATTTTTTCTGCCTCTGGATTAGCCTTGCTGTCAGCTAAATCTAAATACTTTAAGTCTGTTAATTCTTTTTTTTGTTTACGGCTTAAATAACTATTTATTAATGATTTGTATTTATCCTCAGTAATTAATTTTGTTTCTGTAAAATTATTTATTTCTTCATCTATTAATTTTATTTTTTCATCAGCATCTAATCTAGATTTTTCGTCTTTTGAATTTTTTTGAATATCTAACAGTTTCTTTTTTTCTTTCATCTTAGCATCCAAAGCACCATCTATATTCACTAAATCATTGTCTAAATCCATTATGGTCTGAAAAGTTAAGTTTGGTTTTTGTTTTGCTTTTTCTATATTAGCTGCCTCTGCTCCAGCTACAGCCTCTATTTCTTGTATAGTCGTATCAGCGTCTACATCACTAGGTGATTCTTCTCTTTTTACATTAATTCTATCTATTCTAATTTTTTGTGCAATTTTAGGATCTAATGTATCTAACTTTATAGATGCAAAAGGGGTTGTGGTTTCTTTTGCTGCATCTAATAAATCTTTTGTTTTTGTTTCTGTCTGATTAACTTTTTGAGTTGTTTCTTCTTCTGGTTTGATATTAGGATTTGCTTTTATTTTTTCTACAATATTTTTAGCATTATTAGCCAAGACTTGATTTCTTTGAATTTCTAATCTTTGGTCTTTAGCTAACTCTTCAAACTTTGAAGCATCAGGATCTTTTTGACCAAAAAGAGTTTGTCCTGTGCCTCTAACTGCACCACCCAATAATCCAGCAGCAGCTGCAACTTCTTTGTATTCATCTATAGCTTCTTCACTTGTAAGTGATTTACCTGCTTGAAATCTTTCTATAACTTGTTGCCCTAGTTCTGTTGGCACTTCTATAATAGTACCTGCTGCAATTCCTTTAGCAGCACTACCCGCAACCTCCGAGGCTTTTACCCCCTTAGTAAATAAACCACCGCCTGCAAAAAGCTTTCCTGTAAATCCTGATATTAATAATCTATCTGCAATAAGATCTAGTGGTGCTTGTAAAGTTGCTGCTAAAAAGGCAGCTCCCTCACTAACTTCTATTTTATTACCTTTTTCTATTTCTTCTTTTTGTGCCTCTCTATTAGCCCCATAAAAAAATGGTAAATTTGCACCTAAGCCTCCTATAATCGTACCAGCTGCAACCCCCACAGGACCAAATGGTGCACCCGCAGCAGCACCTGCTCCTGAACCCGCTAAAGTATAACCAAGATTTGGTATTTGTTCTCCTAACGTAGATGCAGTCCAATCGAAAAAACTACCTATGTCATCTATATTTTTTAATCTTACAGCCTTATCCGAGTTAGCTTGTATCTCTTCCTTATTGCGTTTAACAACTTCTGCACCATAATCTTCTATAGGTTCTATGCCAGTTAACTTACCTACACCCTCAGCAGCACTACCTAAGCTTTTTTGAATAAGATCAACACCCCTGCCAAAAGCTTGTGTGAATATAGAACTTTCATCCTCATCCTCCACAGAACGTTGTGGTTTTTCATTTTCTAAAATAAAATTTGATATTGCGATGTCTTCCTCAGCATTTGGAACATCACCCGCTATCTTAAATGTATAAAGTTCATTCGTTAAATTGCTTCTAACATCAAAAAACCCCATAGTTACTTATCCTTTTTAGTAAGATCTAAATCAACCTCTCTAAAGTTTGCATAACCAGGAAATTCTCTAATTAACCGTAAGGTTTCTTTTATATTGTTATCTATATTTTTCACAGCTTCAGGATCTGATGTAGTTAAATCTTTGGCATATTCAGTTTTTAAAGTTCTAAACCTATTAAGATTTGTAAATAACTCAGGTAATGTTAATCCTTTTTTAGAGGCTTTTGCAAGTTTGGCTCTAGCATTAATTAAATCTATCACCCCTTCTGTATATCTTTTCCTAGCAGCTGCTACCGCATCTAATCCTTCTCCTGCTGCCTCTGATATTGTTTTTGTTGGATCGGCTAAAGCTAACCCTGCTCTGGCTAAGGCTAAATATTTATCAACTTCTTTATCTTTTTGTAATCTTTCTTGTAAATTTATAATGTCTTGTTCTAATGATGATGTTGTTGATGTTCCTGGTACTGAACCTACTGCTGGTCTAAAAGTACGAGTAGTGTCTTGATCTTTTTTATTCTTATCTGTTGTGTCTTTTACTGTGCCATCTTTTTTCAATTCTACTTCTTTTTTTACTACCCTTGTTTTACCAGAAGCATCTTTTTCTGTAACATTTGTTTTAACAAATTGTTTACCGTCTTTAGTAATTATTTCTCCCTCATTTGTATCTACCGCAGGTTCACCAAAAACATCTTTTGAATCAATAAAACCTGCTTGTGCACGACTTGCTTTTTCTAAGTTTAGTAAATCTTGATATGATGTTAATGGTTTAGGTAATTTTGATCCTGAAACTTCATCAGATTCATCAAAAGGTCTAAGACCAGCACCATAAGCTGCTTCAAATCCTATCTCACCAGGCTGGAGAGATCTTTTTCCTGCTAAAAATCTTGGAAGAAACATGTCTGGTCTATCTAATCCTGCTGGACCAAATTCACCCGCCATAGAATTATCTTTTTCTTTTTTAGGACCTGCTACAGCTGTTCTAATCAATCCTAACCCACCATCATCATCATCAAAACTCTCTCTACCATAATTCACAATTAACTCATTAACAACTGATGGATCATCTGTTTTAGAGCTTTGAATCATTAGATTATAATCTTGATCTGTAAATGGTTGTTGATTTTTATTTTCAAATTTTACAATAGATTTCATTATCTGTGCTTTTGTATTATCATCATCTAAATCTATTTCAGAATCCGTACTAACACCTAAATCTCGTGCTATGAAACTTTTATAATTTTTTCTTGATGCTTCTGTATTATCTTTTTTTGGTGCATATCTATCTATCATGGCATCAATATTGTTTATTCCATAATCTCTTTTATACGTTGATAGTATTCTAGACAAAGCCCTGCCACCAAAAATTGGATTTTTAAATGTTGCATAACCTCCACCTTGACCTGTCTCACCTATAAATTCACCTGTTGGTCTAATGTTTCCAGGATTATTCTGCCTAAAACCAATTGTTTGACCTCCCTTTTGCATCTCCATAGGCTCTGAGAGACCCTTCATTTTTTTTACAAACTCCGCCATCTCTTCCATAGACATGTTAGAAAAGTCCATGTCTTCTTGATCTCCTAACAATCCACCTCCTTGCATTTGCATTGGTTGTCTCATACTCATTGGCATGGATGTGCCTACCCCTCCAGAAAGTTCACTTGCACTTTTTGGAGCTAAAGCCTCAGCTAATTGTGGTAACCCTTCTTGTGGCATACCCGCCATGACAACTGCCTCTTGTGCTACAGTTGGTTCATTTGCAGACATTCTAGCATTGAAGTCATCTTTTACTCTTTTTCTTCTGGTTAACTCAGATAAAACTAAAAACTGTGGAGCTATGCCAGATGGGCTTTGTATCTCATCAACTAACTGTTGCTCTGAAAAGTTTTTTAAATCATCCTGAACTTGTATAATATTCATCATATGCCAGTTAACCCTTTATATAAACCTAACCCTGCGATGCCTGTGCCTAATATATCTCTGACAGGATTATACTGTGTAAACTTTTGTGTTTCTGTGGATGGTTGTACAGGCACACCTCTTAGTATTGAAGACAAGAATGTTAAACTTTCTCTAGGAAAATCTCTTTGTCTTACAAAATCTTCATAAGATAAATCTAAACCAGCTTGTCTTGCCGCTTGTTCATCCTTGCCTATTTGCTCTAGAAGCTGTGCTGCTTGTACATCACCAGCTCTTGCTTTGTCTCCAAGAGCAGCTAACTGAGCTGCTTGTTGTGTTGCACTTTCAGCCGCAGATATACCCAGTCTTTCACCTGCTTCTCTTGCGGCTCTATCTCTTTCAAATTGTGTTTGAGCTTGTTCAAACGCTTTTTGCTGCCCTGTAGCTTGTATTTGTGCAAGTCTATCTCTTAGCTCTTCACCAGCTAATGCTTCCGCAACAGCTGACCTACTGCCACCAAAAGCACCAGCTTGTATTGCTTGTTGATCTCTGGCAGCTCTAGCCCTATCAAAGTCTAAGACCGCTTGTGCTTTTTCTACATCCACAACATTCTGCATAAATGGAGACATATATTGTTGAGCTATACCTGCATCTGTAAACATTTGAGGTCTGAAATCAAAAGTCTGAGCAGCTCTTCCAATTCCTGCTGTGGTTGCAGCTTGTGCTGTGGGCAGTCCTTCGATACCTCGACCCGCTAGATCTCTTACTCTAGCTCTAGACTGAATTACATCTTGTCCTGTATCCGCAAGTCTTTGCCCAGGAAAACCTTCATAGTCTCTTTTTGATTCTGCTTCAGATCTCTGTAGTAATCTTTCAAAGTAAGGCTGAACATATTTCGGTAAATTACTTTGAACTACGGTTTGTTCTGTTGGTGTTGGTTGAGATCTACCTTTACCCATTATTTAACTCCATACGATATGCAATATACTCAGGTTGCCATTTAAATTTTTGTAAAATCTTTTTCCATGCTTTTCTGCCATAACCCTCAAGATGTTCACATCCACAGTCTCTGGCAAATTCTTCTAATCTTTGCAATGCCAAGGGTAACCACTCTGTCATGCGCTTACCACCAACCCAATCCATAGCCATAGCTTTTCTATTGGGATACTTTATAATTCTTGTTGTGATTGCAGCTATCACCTTATCATCACCTTTATCGTCTATAATTAACCAAAGATTGTACAATCCTTCTGTTAAATCATTATAAATATCATCAATATGATATTTACCTTTACTTGTTTGTATAGCTTGATTTAGTAAAGAACTTACATCAGACCAAACTATATCTATTGCCTCACGAGGTACAGCAGTACAAATCATGCAGGTAACATCTCATCTGCTGGTACATCATCAGGCTGTTCTGTCATGCCTGTTCTCATTTGTCTAACTCTATCCATCATGTCATAAAGTCTTCTAGATCCTGCATCTGATGAACCATTACCTAATCCGCTTACAACATCTGCTGGAACAATAAACTCACCATCACTCAGTAATACGTCTTGCTCTCCTTCTAAAGTAGCTGGAACCATGTCATCCATACCATCTCCCGTTCCCTCTACCATGCCTTCAGATGCCTCTACATTTTCATCAAATGTCCCATCTTGCACTTTTAATACTAAATCTTTTAGTGCTTCTTCACCAAATCTAGCTACAAAAACACCTAAAACTTCCTCTGGGTTTGGTAATTCATTTTGTATCGCATCCACAGTTTTACTTATTAGCTCTTTATCATTCATCTCAGATGCATCTTGTTCCATAGAAGCTAATCCACCTTCAGCAAAATTTCTAGGAAATCTAAAATCTATTTCAGGATCAAACCCTGGTCTATATCCAACTGGTATTTTTGCATCTAATCTCTTTGGCTTTACGCCCTCTGGAGCATCACCGATAATCTCATCTTCTTTTTTTGGCATCATAGGTTTTGTGCCTAAACCTGCTAGAGCACCTGCACCTAAAGCAGCTGGTGATTTTAATGATTCAAAAAATGTTGGAGCCGCAGCTGTGTTAGTTGATAAAGATGATAAAGCATTAGGATCAACAAAAGCACTAGTACCACCACCAGTCATTGCTGGTGAAAAAGATGAACCAATAGCACTTTGTGTTTGAGCACCAGCAGTTTTGGCTAAAGCATCACTTCCTGCTCCCCCTATCTTTCCTCCTAAATAACCGCCTAATCCACCTAACGCAGCAGCTTGGAGTGCTTCACTACCCGTTCTTCCTTCTAACAAAGCCCCTAACCCTGAACCTATTGCTGTGGCAGCAAAAGCAGGAACTGCAAATCCAGCTGTACCCAATATAGCTGGTGCTGCTAAACCTAGTATTGCAGATAACATCCCAAACTCCTTTTTTTTAAGTATATCATAAGGTTTTTATCTCGTGAACCCATATTAATTTTTCTATTCTTCTTTGTCTAGTCTTTTACTTGTTATACCTTTGCAAACGGGACACTTGTAAACATCTGCTAATTCTGTTTTTACTAATACCACTTTGCATCTTTCACATAATTCTTGTTCCATTTTATCACTCGTGTGTATCCTTAAATGTCTAAATAAATCTTGTATTATTTTAATTTCTTCTTTCTTTTTGCTTGAGCAAAGTTTTTGGCTGTAGGTGCACCCTTTGCACCTTTCTTTCTCATTTTCTCACCACTACCTGCTTTTATTCTTTTTCTTTTTGCATGTATGTTTCTATATAAACTCATTTTTTCATATTCTCCCTAGCTACACCTCTTGACTTTTCAAAAGATCTCATGCCCCCCAATCCTAATAATGAAAGGGTTAAGGTCATAAGTTCACCTGTCTGAAGACTTGGTAAAGTTACATCAGGCATCCAGATAGAAGTAACCCACTCTGCAATAGGCATAATAAAAAATTGAGTTAGGAGCCCAAGAGCACAGATCCACATTATGGCGGGGCGAGCACCTGCCACAAATAATGATGGATGCTTCGCCTGTTCTGCATTTGCAGCGATTTGACCTTTTGCTAGTTCCTGAGCATGACGAGAAGCAAGGGTTGCCAAATCATGGCTTAATCTAGCCTGTTGATCTTTGTCTTTGATAAATTTTCCAACCAGACTTGTAACTGGTCCTATAAGTGCTTGTAACATTAATATAACCTCATATCTTTATTTACATTTACTAACTTACAGTAACAATCATACTTTTTAATTTCACCTTGTATTTTAATCTCCTGTTTAGTTAGTCTATCTTTATAATAATTACAGTTATTAACACTGGCTAAATACATCGTGCCCGCTGGTAATCCTGATAAATAACATAACAGGACAAATGCAGGCTTCATGTCACAACCTTTACTGTACCACTATCATTATATAAAGCTCCTGTTTCTAATCCTGTAGCACTTGTTGGCAAATCTGTTAAAGTTATTTTTGTAGCTCTAAGTTCTCCAGGATTTCTTTCTTGTAAAATAAATATTTGCAAAGCTCTAACCAAATCCTCAAGGTAAGCTCTATCTATTATTTCAGGTGGTGTAGGCAACCTAGGTGGTGGTACATTTACTAATGCCATTATCTTCTACCATCCTCTCTTACATCTATTCTTGGGGTTCCCATTTTAAATTTACAACCAGTAGCTGATGAAGCAAGCTTTATTGCAAATGATCTGCCTCGTATTCTATAATCTAATTTTTCTGTAAACTGCTCTACAGGACTGGTTGCTGTTCTTGTTGCAGTACCATCGCTAGTTTGTAAAAAATCAGCCCCAGGAAAATCTCTTGCCTTTACAGTAAATGTTGCGTTTGGTGAACTACCTGTTGTAGATCCTATAAATGTTAAATCAGGTATAACTCTTCGTATTGATAAAAACTTATCACCATCACCTATATCCATAGGAGCAGACTCAACAAAAGCGGTCATGGCACTTGTATCATCATCAAATCCTGACTCATGATTAAATAGATAAGAACTACCAGCTGCAATAGGAAATGTCCTAACACCCCTATCTATCCATGCTGTTCTCACAATATTTCCATAATACCAAACTTTTTCATTATAATTATATATTACATATTTATCATTTTCAGTAGAGGTTAATGATGGATAAAACCACCACACCTCACCAAATTCAGAATTGATACCAGCTACAACCTTGTCTTTTTCTTCCATATTAAAATCTAAAAAAACTTTATCTTTAACCGTGCACGGTAATTGAGAAGTCTGTCCAGCATGTATGTAAAAATTATCTATCCCCATCCAATACACAACATCCTCTGTGGCTATGGCGGAGGCTGGGGACATTATTGTGATATTAGATGCAAGCTGTGATATACCAAATGTAAATGGAGGTCCTATAAACTGCATACTATGTAAAGATTTATCCGTATAAACTAATATTTCTCTTTTTGTCTCTACAGCTTGTACAAAGGTAGAGCCTGCACCTAATCTTAAATCACCAGCGGTGTTCGTGGTTGTAGGAAACCAATCTACAGGATTTTCTTGACTGCTAAATCTTATTAATAAAGGATCTTGTATACCATCACCTTGTGTCGCAGAACTACTACCACCAACTCCATCACAACCAAAAGCTATAACATGTCTGTCTACATCAGATACTAATATTTGTTTTGCTTTTGTAGGAACACTTTTCTCACCACTAAATGTGGATGTAGCACTAAGTTCTACGGCTCTAGAATCCAGTCCGTTTGTTTTATCCCAATAAAATAAACCAGAATCTCTAGGATTGATAATTAAATCTTCTCCAAAATTATCATGAGACCACGTTCTTATTTGTGCTCCTGCAACTGTAACACTTGCAGCATTTCCCCAGCCAACAAAATCATCCGATGAATCTGCATTTCCTAATATTAAAAACACCACCGAACCATCTGCATGCGAACTTGCCTCTGTGCCGCTTTGTGCTCTAGTAACAGTTAAATCATTTGTTGCTACATTTGTTACTTTTAATATTTCTTCTTCTATTAATATCAAATCGTTGGTTGCTATGCCAGTCCCGCTCGTTACAGTAAGTGTGGTATCTGAGTCACTATATGTGCCTCCTTCATTTATTGTAGTCGATAAAGCACCACTTGTTGTTCCTCCCCATTGACCTGCACTCCATCCTGTGCCTCCAACAGTATTATCTAATCCTGTATTTACCTGATATGTTCCAACTGTGCTTGATCCCCCATTACCCGTATCAGATGAGTTTGCAGTAACACTTACAGTTATTTCATATTTATTTGATGCAACAAATCGAGTTATTTGATGTTCTGCATTTAATATAGAAGCTGTTACCAAGCCCCCTAAACTTACAGCATCAGAGAAGGTTACAAAATCATTTACAATAGCTCCATGACCCGCATCTGTAACGGTAATTATATTGGAGCCATTAGATGCAGCAAAAGTCACATCACCTGCACTTGTTGTTAATCTAATGGGTGTAATATCATTAAAATCTTCTCCTTGCTCTATGTAATATTTTAAATGTGTTCCAACTCCTAAAAAGTCTGAGCCATCTAAAGCGACCCAGTTGTGCAATCTTCTGGCTGATCCAAGATATGTGTTTTGACTATATTTTATCCAACCTCCTATTTTTTCTGGATACCCATTTCTAAATCTAACTTTATCACAATCAAAATATCCATTTTCATTACTTAATCCAGTTATGTCTCTATTTATACCAGGATTAAATTTTAGAGTTTGTAATGTCATTATGAACTACCTCCCAATCTTGTGCCGTTAGCTGTGAATGTAGTTGTGCTAGTTCCATCTAAAAATTTACCTGCCGCACCACCAGATCCAGGAGCACCAAATGCACCTCCACCTGCACCCCCTGATCCTGCCTGTCCTAAATCTCCACCATCTCCTCCAGCAGTTGCAGCACCAGATCCTGAACCGCTTCCGCCATTCGTAGCCGTACCATCAGATCCAGTTCCTCCTTGAGTTCCATTGCCTTGTCCACCAGCACCTACTATGGTACCAGCTCCGCCACCGCCTCCTCCGCCTCCAGCGGTATCAACAACATCACCAGCACCACCGCCACCACCACCTCCAGCGATTGTACCGCTTGTGTTATCTATGATTGTTGTCATTGTTGTTTTTAAAGCTGTTCCTCCATCTCCACCATCTTTATTTGATTTACCATCTGCGTTAGTGCTTCGACCATTATTACCATCATTATTTATTCCACCACGACCACCAGCACCTCTAATAGTACCATTATTTGTTATATTTAAAATAGATCCTGTTGTTGCAAAACCTATTGTTCCTGTTTGGAAAGAGGGCGTTGTATGTGAAGTTGATCCTATTACCACACCTGCATTTATTGTTAAATTTATTCTCACTCTGTCCGTGCCATTATAACTTGTGTTACCTGCTAGATGTGTAGCTAAATTAAAATCATTTGTACTAGAACTTATAGTAATATTAAATACGAGTTCTCCACCTGAGCCAAATCCTAAAACATTGTAACCAAAATTTGTCATTATGTGTCATTCTTTGCATCTGTTGTAAAAAATATTTTAATACCAAGTAACCTAGCATCACCGCTTTGATCATCTTCAGAAACATCTCTCATAACTTGAAAGAATACAAACTCATCTGTAGATGGTGAACCTGCGATAGTTACAGCACCACTCTCTGCTGTGACATTTAAATCATTGGAGGTCCCACTGTGTGCTTTAGCTGTTGCTACAACATTTGTACCAAAAGCTGTATTACAGGAACCATCGTCAGCAATAGCAACTCCTGATAATCCCCA